GGTATAGGGCCGTAGACGGAATCCACGAGATAGGGGCGACTGGAGCGAGCGGATCTTTTATAGGAGACTACGTTCCTACATCTGGAGGAACATTCTCTGGAATTGTATACGCGCCTACATTCAGCTCTCTCGAGATAGTCTCTGGGCTCATAACCGCGAGCGCCTTCGCAGGCCCGCAGATAGGAACTTCCGCTTCCGTCATATACGGAGACGGATCTAACCTGACAGGAATCGCGGTAGACTGGAATGGAGGAACTGTCTCGAACCCGACCGAATTCGACAACGACGTGATGCTGAACACATTCGTCCAGATAAACGGAGTCGTCAACGGAGACTCGAACGGAATAGTCACTTTCGATTCGGGAATAGAGGTCATAAACGGATACGGAGTCTCTGCCTCATACTTCATTGGAGATGGATCCGGCCTCACGAACCTTCCTACTGGAACGTATAGCGACACGTATACGACGATGGCAGGCCTGTCTGGCTCTACTATCATATTCGACAGGAACGACCTTCCAGCTGCATATTCGGTAGACCTTTCGCCTATCCTGATGACATACTCGATAAGCAGCCTCTATTGGAACTCTCTGACAAGCGAGCTTACTATACAGACTCTCGACGGAGATACCTTCTCTCAGACTATAAACGAGTTCGACAGCATAAATTCGCTGTCTTCTATCACTGCCAACGACTTCTATGGAGGCACTTTCCACGGAACTTTCGCAGGAACATATTCTAACGACATCTATACTATGGGAGCGACGCTCTCAGGAACAGAGCTTATATTCGACAGGACTGACGGAGCTTCATATTCGGTAGACCTCGCTCCTATAGCTGGCGGAGGCGCCACGCCTTCGCTGATAGACGTGTTGAAGTCAGGAAACACGGCAGGAACATATTCCATATCGTCTATAGACGGAGAGACGAAGATATATTTTCCGCCAGCTCCTTACGATCCAGGGCTATACATAGACAGCACAGACCCAGGAGACTACATAGCGCAGCTGCAGATCAAAAAGCTGAACGGAATCGTAGCGGGGCACACAGACCTGAATACAGGCGCCGGCACTTCGATAGATATGTCTTCTCAGAACGGGCTGATAACATCGGCGTCCGATGGAACATACAACACCCAGCTGATGCAGACTGGCAACGCCGTCGCTATCTATGGCGACGATCCGGCGTTCGCGGGCGCGCAATATCTCGCAGACTACTCGGCAAGCTATACGAACAGGTCTCTCGTAGACAAGGAATATGTCGATGGTGCCGTCGCAGGAGCTGGAGGAACTCTCGAAGAGACATTGGCTCTCGGAAACTCGACAGGAACGCACTCGATATACATAGGCTCTTCCGCGTCGAAGGTAGAGGGATACAATGGCGTCTCTCAGCACTGGTATAGCGCGAGCAACCCAATATTCGGCGACTACTTCCAGATAGAGAACGGAACAGGAACATCGGCATCCTTTATCAGGATATTCGACGACGCAAGCGGCGCCATAAACCTGGCGAACAACAACGCGTGGGATCTGACATCTAACGACGCCGGCAGAACGAACATCTATATGGGCGGCAACACGCAGATACTATCGGAAAACAGAGACTTCGCAGGAAACACGTTCCACGTCAAAACGAACGCGGCAATAGCGCCAAACGGATCTACCACAGAAACTCGCGATATGATAAACGACACTTCCGCGATGGTTTCGACATATACAGATACCGCTGGAACGCAGACATATACGCTTCTGCAATCATACCACAACAGCGGGCTGAAAGCGGGACAGATATACGTATACAACGACAGGGTCAATCTAAAAGCAGAGGATAATGGCGTGTCGTTCACGAACATCGAGCTGAACTATACCGACATAACGGTCAGCGGAACTCCGAGCTTCGGCGGAATGAAATACGACAGAGACTATTCAGCGAACTATACGAACAGGTCTCTCGTAGACAAAGAATACGTAGATAGCTTGGTCGGCGCAAGCGATACCCTATCAGAGGTTCTATCAAACGGAAACGAGACAGGAGTCAACGATATAATATTGACAAACTCCCCATTCACTTCGACATCGGACTCGATAAGGGCACTCGGAAACGTGTTGGCAGATTCCAAGTTCTCGTTCGAAGACCTCGGAGGCGGTGCGTGGGCACCTACTATGAGGGTAGATGACGCCGATACTAAAAACTATATCACTGTCGCCAAAACAGACACCTATATACACAGCAGCCAGGTCGGTGGCCTTATCAACAGATATTCGCAGGTCAAGCTGAACAATGGCTCTTCAGCCAACGTAGAAATCAGCTCCCAAAATATCGCAAATGGAGAATACTCGCTGATAAGAACGAGAGTAGATGGAAACATAGTCTTGGAAAACCACGAAGGCGTTCGCATAGAGTTCTATCCGCAAATGCTGTCGACAGACCCGAAGAATATAATAATAGCGGCGCCAGACGAGTTTATCCTTCAGGGCGGAGATATGAAGATAATCGGAGCGACTGGCGGATTTGCTGGAATAAAATACAATGCCGACTACTCGGCAAATTTCACGTCGAACTCATTGGTCACGAAGGGATGGGTAGAGAGCCAGATAACATTAGGACTTACAGAAACGGTCGGATTCAGGACAGACACTATATCGGTAGATGCCGACAGTGGGATGTTTTCAGGAATAACATCCGTCGTTCCAGTCGCGGGGATAACAGGCTCGGTGCTTGTTGCCGAAGATAGGGTTCTGCTCGAAAGCATAGACGACTACAGAAGCAAGATAGATATGACAAGCGAGCAGGTCGTGATAATAGGAGGCGGCGACTTGGACAATTCGAGATATAGGTCTGAGGCGCATCAGCTTGGAACGAAGAAAGTAACCTACTACGACGAATCGATAGCATCGCTTGGATATGGATCGGCAGAAAAGCTGCAGACATTCGAAAGCTCGGAACATTTCTATTTCGACGCCTCGTCTACAGGGTCTATGGATTTATTCTATGACGATTTCTTCGCGGGCGCCGTGATGGACTACGAATACGAGTTCTTCATAAGGTCTCAAAGTGCGTCTGGCAAGCTGATGACATACAAGATAAAGAAAAACGGATATTATGACGCGGGCGGAGCCTTCTATTCTATACTTCCTACCGAAACGCAGAAAGGAACGGACGACGGAAGCAACGGATCTTGGGATATATCGATAATTCCTACCATGGCGCTTGGCGAAAGATATCGATTCGAATGGAACTTCACGGACGGATATATCTACACGATAAGTGTCCTAAAAAGATACAAACAAAAAAAGTTTTAGCATATGGGTTTTAGCAGAATAGGAGAAGACTGGACGATAGGCGGCTCGATGAGCGCCGTCGCGTTCTATGGAGACGGAAGCAATCTGACAGGAATCGGAGGAGGCGCGACTGGACCGACCGGCCCTGCTGGCCCTATCGGCGCGACTGGAGCAACCGGCCCTGCTGGATCTCTCGGAACATACTCGGTAATCGACGTCTTCGGGGTAACAGGCTCGAACTATACGACTCTGAACGCGACCGCGTCTTGGGACATAGACGGACAATTCATAGGCTCTGCGCTTAGCGGCGCATACCAAGGACAGATGGCGTATAGCTACGACTATCTATTCGTGATGGTGGCGGACAATACACCAATAAGACTTATCAGAGGATAATGGCGAATATAATGAGCTTATACGGAGCGGGAGACAGAATCCTGAAATGGGGCCCTCGCCACTATGCGACTCCTACTCCAGACTTGATGGATGGGCTATACTCTTGGTATAGGGCAGATGGGAATACGAACGACGCGACTGGAAGCTACAACGCGCAGTCTTCCATCGTCTCATATGGCGCAGGAAAGATAGGACAGGCGTTTTCTATGAACGGGCTTACCAACAGGGTCGAGCTTCCAGACAACACGCATACGTTCCCGCTAAGCTTTTCGGTCTCTGCATGGGTCAATATAAACGCGCTCGGAACGGCATATGTCCTGTCTAACTACCAGACATCTGGCAGCCAAAAAGGATTTCTATGCGGCTATAACTCTGTCGGTGCCATAACATTCGGCGGATGGTATAGCGGAATAAGCATAGCCAGCGCAGCCAGCCCTAATGGATCGCTGACGACTGGGTCATGGCACCATCTTGTCTGGGTATATCAAGTAGGGACATCGGTCAGGATATACAAAAACGGAACGCAGGTCGCTACAGCGGGAGCATCTCAGCAGCTGAACTACAGCTCTACTGCGTGGCCTGTGATAGGCGCAAGCCACTATAACGGAGTTCTATACGGAAGCTTTGTGGATGGCAGCATAGACATGGTGGGGACTTGGACAAAAGCGCTTGCTGTCAACGAGATACAATGGCTCTATAATCAAGGTCTTGGAAGGAATATACTATAAAACAAAAAACAACTGAATATGGCAAAGAACATACAAGGAAGCAGGATAGACGGAAGCATCAGCACGACTGGTGCCATAACCGCGACTGGAAACATAACAGGGAATATCTTCTATGGAGACGGATCTGGCCTCACAGGGGTAACTACTACCACAGACGACGCATTTATGTCTACCGTAATACCTGGATACAGGCTCAATGGATCGACGCAGAAAGCATACAAGCTCACTGCGGATACCGTCACATATACGACTGGAACCCAGACTATAAACGGATTCAGCATCTACTGCCAAAAATTCTATGCATGTCCAGGCCAAAAGATAAACGAGCTGGCCTTCAGGATAATGACGGCAGGGGCCGCAGGAACAGGGCTGTCGCAATGCAGGCTGATGATATACAGGACTATGCTGGATTCTAACGGCGAGCTGGTAGGAGGCGGGCTGGAGCTCGATACTGCAGTCAACGTCTCTACGCTTTCGGCTGGGATAAAGGTCGTCACTGGGCTAAACCATACTCTGTCGAACAGCACCTATAAGAACGTCTGGTATATCGCGATGAGGAACTATCAATCAGGAACACTATCTCTAAAAAGCTTGGAGAACGTCAACGTCAAGTCTGGATATATGGATTTGTCGGCATCTGTGACTACGGCCCCAAGAGACATGTCTTGGTATTTCACATGCGGATATACCGCTTCGACTCCGACATCGATGCCTGCGGTCTCTGCAGTTTCGCCATCTACGTCGGCGGTAGCAGAATGGTCTCAATACTTAGCGATAGGATACTCAGCGACATAAAAATAAACATATAGCCATGCCAAAGACAGAAATAGAAAGGATAGAGACATATAACGCCATCACTGGCGAGATATCGGTTCAAGAGATAGAGGTTCAGGTTCCGACAGAAGAGGAGCTTATAGCCGAAAAGCACGACCAGCTTATACAGATATACAACGAGCTTCAGGCTCTTATAGCTGCTGGATCGACACAAAGCAATCCATAGAAATGAGCGTTGTATTGCGAGACGAAGACAAGAAATACTTTCTGAACTGGCAGCCGCAATCGAGCGAGCTGCAGATAACCGAATGGACGTATACCGCATACGGCGGGACGCAGTCGAAGACGAAGCTCGTCCAGACAGGAACATACAGCCTATTGGCATCTCCATATGGAACCGATCCTATCTCTGGATCGTGGTTCGATACGACGACCCAGACGGCGACGGCCAATACGGCGACTCCTATGTATTGCGACTCTGTCGGATACCAGAATGGAATCCTGAAGAAGTTCGGAAGCAATTTCGAAGTCCAGGTCGCGGGAACATACAACCTGCAGTTCTCCGTGCAGCTCGACCAGGCGTCAGGCGCTGGACACCACATATTCATCTGGTTCAGAAAGAACGGCGTGGATATTCCATGGTCTGCCAGCGAGGTCGCCATACAGGGAACGACCGCGGAAAGCATACCTTCTTGGAACTATATCTTCGACAATCTACAGGCAGGAGACTATGTCAGCGTCATGTATAGCGTCAGCGATCCTGCAGTCCAGCTGAAATCTTCCGCGCCTGTCGCGCCGGTTCCGGCCATACCCTCCGTCATCATCACTATGTGGCGCCTATAAAAACAAAAGGCTCGCGAACTATATTTTTCTAAAACAAAGTTCCCATAAATGGCTGAAAACATCAATATAAAGGTTCTTATCGACGCGGCGTCGGCTGCGAAGACGGTAGGAGATACAAGAAAGGCTCTAAAAGACCTCAGAAGCGCCGCGCTTCAGGTAGAAGATGGATCTGACGCCTTCAAGCAGCTTACAAGAGCGGCTGGAGAGCTTCAAGACAAGATGGGCGACTTGACTGCAGAGGTCAAATACTTCGCCGAGGGAAACCCGCTCATAAGGAACGCTCAGGGAATGGTAGAGGTCATGAACGGAGTCGGAGCGGCATTCAATCTCGCTCAAGGAGCGCTTGCCCTATTCGGATCGGAAAACGCCCAGCTGGAGGCGGTAATGCAGAAGATGGTCATCGTCATGGGAATCATGAACGGCTTGAAGGAAGTCAGCTTGCTTCTCGACGAAAAGTCTAACGCAGTCCTATTCATCCAGAACGGCCTGAAGTCTACGGCTATCGCCCTCGCGGGAGAGGAAGCGGTAGCATTGGCCGCCGAAGCCGTGGCCGCAGGAACCGCCACAATAGCGCAGAGGGCTCTCAACGCCGCGATGAACGCCAATCCGATACTGGCGCTTGTCGGCCTTATAGCAACCGCAACTGCAGCCCTATTCGCGTTCACAGGCGAGACCGAGAAATCCACAAAGAAGGAAAAGGAAGCAGCTAAGGCAAGCGAAGAAAGAGCGAAAGCGATAGAAGACGAAAAGAACGCCTTCAACGACTTCGTCTCTAAAGAAGCATCTGGATATATCCAGCTCGCAGACCAATTGAAGAGGACGAACCCAGGATCTAAAGAAAGGCTCGACCTAATAAACCAGATAAACTCGACATATGGAACGACTCTGAAGAACCTATCCAGCGAGAAGGATTTCCAGGAGCAGGTCAATACGTCTGTAGATAGGTATATACAGTTCTTGAGGACGAAGTATATGCTTCAGGCATCTCAGAAAGACCAAGAAGCTTCGTTCAAGAGGCAGGCCGAATTCGAAAGGCAGCTTACCGACGCGCAGATAAAGAGAGGCCTTGTCGAGGCGCAGCTGAACGCCAAGAGAAACACCGCATATAGAGACATCAACATAGCCAATACTCCTGAAGGAATTCAGATGAAGCAGATAGACGATGCCATAGGCTCGCTCGAAAAGAAGAGGGACTATGAGGTCGCCGTTCAAAAGGCTGCTTTGGAAAACGCGTATAGATATGGAAAGCAGATATCCGATTCAGGCCTGAAGCTCGCCAGCGATAGCGTCAAGACAGAGAAGGACAAAAACGACAAGATAATAAAGGAAAAAAAGGAGTTTGTCGCCGACTATACGAAGCTTGACGAAGAGATACTGAACAACAACAAGGACATCGCAGACCAGATATCTTCTATATGGGGAGATACATACGAGCAGCAGGTCTCGAATCTCGCGGCAAGCCTGTCGGAGCAGAAGGCCCTTCTCGAGTCCGAATACAAAGACGCCCTTTCGGAAATAGAGACGCAGTTCGAAGAATGGAGAAAGAGCGACGCCATATCTGCCGAGATAAAGACAGGCGGATGGGACTTGGCAAGGCAGATGAAGGAATTCGATGCGGCGTTTCCGGCGTTCGCGCAAAAGAGGACATTGCTTCAAAGCCAGCTGAATCTAAAGCTGCAGCTTCTCGAAGAGCAGAACAACAAAGCGCTTGAAGATCTGAGGAAGAAGCACGAAGACAATATAAAGGCCATAACCGAGTCTGCCAACCAGGCGCTTCTCGCGAGCCCTGGATACAACAGATATCTGGAATACATAACGCTTCAGAACAATCAGGCACAGGAAAAGATAGCTCTCAAGAACGCGCAGACGATAGAGAAGAACAACAAGCAGCTATACGACAGCATAAAGGTATACGAATACTATCAGAAAAGCATAGCCAAGATAGCCAAAGACGAGAACCTGCAGCTTCAGACAGATGCCGAAGGAGCTCTATACATATCTTCGGAATTCATAAACTCGCTTGGAGAGGACGTGGCGTCGAACGTCGTCAACGACTACAACCTCGCCATAACGAAGACTGGAGAATTCAAGGAAGAGCTGAAAAAGCTCGCGCAGTCATATGCCAACGTCGGGACGACCATACAAGAGCAGCTGAAGAAGATAACGCTTCCTATTCAATATCAAGGCGACGAAGGCAACAAAGACGCGCTTCTCGCTCTTACGGAAAAGCAGAAGGAATCTATCGCCGACATAATAAAGACCATGCCGGAGCTTTCCGACAAGATATCGTCTACGATGACGAAGCTCGCTGGCGGGTCTGATTCGGCGAATAAGAAGATGGCTGAGTATATAGGCACTCTTCAGAGGCTTGGATCCATATCCGAAAAGGAAAGCCTTTCGATATTGGCATTCAGCAGCTCTATCGAAGAAATGAAAGGCAAGGCATACGATTTCGCGCCGAATGAAAAAGACCTCGAGAAGATATTCGTCGAGAACAACAAAATACAGGCATACCTTCCTGCGGTCTTCAAAAACGTCTTCGCTCTTACGCGAGAGCTTACTGGACAGGAAGCAGGCGAGAACAAGCTTTTGGTGGCAGCATACAAGGACAAGCTAAACATACTCAAAAAAGGAGAGGAAACCATAGCAGCCGAGATACTCAAGATAAACGAGGCCGCCCAAAAGGCATCCGAAGCGAGAGTAGCCGCGCAGCAGACAGTCCTCGCGAACGCGATGAAGGGAACCGACAAGAAGGCCATATCAGACGCGGAGGCAGAGCTGAAGAGGCTTCAGGCGGAAACGGCAAAGATAATAGAAGATTCGAGCAAATCGAAGGGCTTCAAGTTCTTCCCTACCGAAGAAGAGCAGAAAGCAGGCATAATGAGCTTTTCGGAAGCCGTGCAGAAATATCCAGAGCTTCTTGGAAAGATAACCGACATCACAGAGAAGAGATATGACGAGCTGAAGAGGATAAGCCAGGAATTCTACGACAGAGAAGCGTTCGACCTATTCATGAAGCTCAAGAAGGGCGAGATAACAGAGGACGAATATAACAAGCAGCTCGAGAAGATGAAGATCAACCACGAAGAGAACATGATAGCTATCGACGTGGTATATGGGAAGAAGAGCCAGGCAGCGCTCGAAGACAGCGAGAAGAAGAAGACGGATATAATAAAGGCAGAGGAGCAGAAGAGGAAGGCAAACAAGGAACAGGCGATTCAAGAAGCGATAACGCTCGAGCAGCAGCTTCAGCAGCTGACGCTTCAGCTCTTTCAAAACGCCGCGGATGGAAGGATATCGGCCATAACAGAGGAATACAACGCCAGGATAGAAGGCATAAACGCCGAGAAAGAAGCATGGGAAGACAGCTTGAAGGATAGGACCGTCGCGCAGATACAGGAAGACGAGAAGAGAAAGGCATACGAGCAGAGAATAAAGCAAGAAGAAGAAGCGAGAGACCTGCAGATAAGAGAGCAGAAGAAGAACCAATTCGAAAAGCAGAAAGCGATGGACGTGGCGACTGCCATAATAAACGGAGCCGTCGCCTTCACGAAAGCGCTCGCGACGCTCGGACCATATGCCGTTCTAATACAAGGACTTATAGCCGCTCAGACTGCCGCTCAGGTAGCCATAATAGCATCTCAGCAACCAGCGTTCGCGGAAGGAGGGCTTGTCATGGGACCAGGCGGGCCTAAAGACGACAAGATAAACGCGAAGCTTTCGAATGGAGAATCCGTGATAAACGCGAAATCTACGAAGCAGTTCGCTCCTCTTCTAAGCGCGATAAACCAGGCAGGAGGCGGAAAGCCAATTCCATCTCCAGCAGGAGGCGCCATGGCCGCGGGCGGAGGCGGAATGCCTGTCGAATACATAGGACAGAGGGCGATGGCCGTAGACAACAGCGACGTGGTGGCCGCGATAGAGAGGCTGAACGAAAGGCCGATAGAGACCTATGTCAAAGAGAGCTCCATAACGTCTGCCCAAAATACGAGAAGGAAGGAAGACAGAAGATCGAGCTATTGAAAATCTACGAAAAACGCAAAAAATATACTTTATGATATATGGAGAAGAAAATACCTACTTATAGGATAGTCGTGAGCCCAGACGACGAAAGCACTGGGGTATACGCGGTCTCGCTGGTAGACGAGCCGGCGATAGAGGTAGACTGGATAAAGCTGGCGAAGGCAGAAGAGATGCTTTTTTCCGCGAGCAAAGACAAGCAGATGCTATTCGGCCCTCTTCTCATCCCAAACAAGCTTATATACAGGAGAGATTCGAACGGAAACGAATACAATATCGTCTTCGACGAGGAAACGATACAGACTATCGCGGACAAATACAACGAGAACAAGCTTGGAGACGTCTTCAACTTCCAGCATTCAGACAGGAAGGTCGAGGCGGTTCTTCTGCAGAACTGGATAACCGGCGCTGTCGACAAATCGCAAGACCTCGGGTTCGAATTGCCTAAAGGGACATGGTTTGGGGGAGTCAAAGTCAAAGACGAGCAGTTTTGGATGACGGAAGTCAAGACAGACAAGGTCAAAGGCTTCTCTGTCGAGATAATGGCAGGAACAGAGCTTATAGAAATGACGGCAGAAGCCGATAAAATAAAAGAACAACTTATGGAATACAAAACCAAAGACGGCCTTACTATCACATGGGAAGGCGCAGCTGAGGTCGGAAAGGACATTTTCATCATTTTGGAAGACGGTTCTAAAGAGCCTCTCGCGAATGGAGAATACGAGCTTGAGGACGGAACGAAGATCGTCGTTGCCGAAGGAAAGGTAGCCGAGATCAAAGCAGCAGAGCCAGCAGCTCCAGCAGCCGAAGATATGGCAGAGCCAGCAGCTTCAGCAGCTCCAGCAGACATGCTTGAGGCAGTCAAGCCTCTATTCGAAGAGATGAGGGGAATCATCGCAGAGCTTAGCGCGAGAATCGACAAGCTCGAGAACGTAGAGCCTACGGCAGAAGAAGAAGCTACTCTATCTAAAGTCAAAGAGCTTGAGGAAAGAATCGAGACATTGAGCAAGACTGCAGGCGCGACATCTATCGCGAAAAAGTCAGACCTTGACGCGAAAAGAGAGGAAAACGAGAGCTATATGCTTGGAAGGATAGAATTTCTGAAGTCTCTGAAGAAATAAAATCTACGAAAACCGCTTATTTTATAATTATATAAAACGAAAAAAAACAAAAAACAAAAATGAATAAAAACTTCAAACTATCGTTCACTGACAACACCGTTTTCTACGGAAAGGACGCAGAAGGGTTCTATGCGAAAGCGCTTTTGACAGGTAGGTCAAAAGAAGAATTCAAGCTTATTCCTAACGTCAAGTCTAAAATCAAGCTTGGACAGCTGAACATCGGAAACATCCTGCAAGACGCAGACTGCTCTTTCTCTTCTACAGGCGAAGGAACATTGGACCAAAAGTCATTCGAGGTATGCCCAGTCAAAATCAACTTGGAATACTGTCAAAGGACTTTCGAAGTAGACTACCTTTCTCAAATCTTGAGACCAGGGTCTAACAACGACGAGATCATGCCTGCATCTGTAGAGTCTTTCTTGCTCGAGCAAGTAGCTCTGAAAGTTTCTGCAGATACTGAGAAGCTTGTTTGGCAAGGAAATACTGCTACTGCTTCTTATCCTCTTTCGCTTTGCGACGGACTCGAGAAGCAGCTTCTTGCTGACGCTGCTGTAATCGACGTAGCTGGAACTACATTGTCTGCTTCTAACATCATCGCCGAGCTGAACAAAGTATACGCTGCTATCCCGCAAGAAATCATCGAAGCCGAAGACTTGAGAATATTCTTGTCTCCATCTGCTTTGAGGTTCTACAGACAAGCGCTTGCTGCTGCTTCTTCTGAGGCTTACTACATGCAGAACTATGCTGAGCTTCACTTCTTGAACGTGAGGCTTTCTGAAGCTCCAGGAATCTCTGCAAACAAAATGGTAGCTGCGAGAAAATCAAACCTTCTTCTTTTGACAGACCTTATGTCTGATTTCGAAGAAATACAAATCCTTCCTCAAAAATCCGTTACTGGAGTTCCAGTGGTGAGGATGACAGGAGAATTCAAATTCGGCGTAGGATACATCTACGGATCTGAAGTGGTTTTCTACTCATAAGAAAAAAACAACAAATAAACGGGGCTCCGGCCCCTTTATAGAAAAAATATAAACAAAACAAAATGGCAATATGTAATGCACTTACGTCGGGACTGTCTAAAAGCTGCGAAACCAATGCAGGTGGAGTCAACAAGATATTCATCACCGACTTCGAAAACGTGACAGGATATACTATCGGCGCCGCTACTGCTCCGCAAGTGGGAGACTGGGTCGACGCTATCACTATGGGTGGATCTACGAAATTCTACGAATTTCAAACAAACAAAAACGTCTGCAACTTCACTGAATCTGTAGCTATCGACATGAACAACGGAACAACTTTCTTCAACCAAGTGGTTACTTTGGTCCTTTCGAGAAGAGAGACTACGAAGAGAGACGCCATCGAAAAGCTTGTTGCTGGACAAAAGCAGCTTCTTATCATAGTTCTCGACTCTAACGGAAACTATTGGCTATTCGGAAAAGCAGAAGGTTCTTATGTTACTGCTATCGAAGGCGGTTCGGGAACTGCTAAAGCCGACGCTAACGGATATACGATCACTTTCACTGCGATGGAACCAGACCAAGCATGGGGTGTAGATCCTACAATCGTCTCTGCTCTAATAGCATAATAAAAAGACGCGATAAAAAAGCCATCCTATCTGGATGGCTTTTTTCATTCGCACTCTTCGCATATCGCGATATCCGACTCCTCGAATCCGTTTTCGATTCCATTCATCAGATATGACGCGATAAGCCTAAGGCACTCGATTTCCTTCGTCTCGCCGATAACCTTCTTCAGCAGCTGTTTTTCTGTCTCTGTCATATTGCTTGTTTTTGTTTATAGAATATCAAATATACGAAGGCTATTCGAATAAACAAAATAGGCGGCAAATATATTTTTATTATGATAACAATGAAGCCAGGAATAAACGCGTGCTGCTTCACGCTCAACGAAAGATTCGGCGAATATTCGCCATCTCCGTCGGCATATCCCGACCTATATTTCCTTTTCAGGATAGAAAACAGGCTAAACGGAAACGAGATCCTATTCACGCAAGACTCGAACCAAGACCTCGGAGACGGAGCGAGATACAACAAGTTCTTGATAAGCGTCACGTGCTCCGCGACGGCGAGCGTAGACCCGAATTCGGGATTCATCGCGATAGCAGGCGAGAACGAAGACTATCTCGCGCAATGGAACTACGAGGTATACGCATGTTCAGGGCCGATGCCGCTGACAGGGACCGTCTCTATTCCAGACAATCCATCCTATCCGCCGGTCGTCGTCGAATCTGGAAGAATGCTATTCACGGCATAAAAAAACATCAAGCAAATGAAAATACTCGGATACGAACTCAAAAAGGCCAATATGGCGCCAGACATCCAGCCGCTCGCGAAAGGCGGAGACTCCGTGGATATGTTTTCTCTTCAGTCTGTGACAGACCTTCCTATAATAAAGGAAAGCAGGAACAGCGAATGGGTAGCATACGGATCGGACAACCTATATCCCGAATATCTGAAGGATATGTATAGCACGAGCCCGACGCACAACGCCATCGTCAAGACGAAGGCTCAGATGGTGGTAGGAGAAGGATATGAATATTCCGAAGACGCGCTCGACGAAAGGCAGAAGATAGACGTCTTGAAGATCGTGCAATGCATCGAAAGGGAAAAATGGGACTTGAGCCTCGACTATCAGATATTCGGAGCGATGGCCTTCGAGATAATATGGTCTCTGGACTTTTCGAGAGTCGTAGAGGTCAACAGGATAGACGTTAGCAAGCTCAGAAGCGGCAAATACGAAGAAGGAAAGATATGCGAATGGTTCTATAAGAGAGACTGGACAGACAGGAGAGAAGAAGCCGTAGAGATACATTCTCTGAACGTGGCAGACAAAGAGCACCACAGGCAGATACTATACGTTCCAGGACAGAAGGTGAGCAACGAATACTATGGAGAGCCTTCATATCTCGGCGCGATGGACTGGATCACTCTCGAAAGCCAGGTAGGCGTCTACTATAGGTCTCTGATAGAAAATGGATTCTCTCCTTCAATGGTGGTCAAGTTCTATAGAAAGCCGGCCAGCCAAGAGGAAAGAGACGATATCGTCAGCGGGCTGAAGAAGTCCTACGGTGGCGTCAAAAGAGCCGGAAAGGCTATGGTCATGTTTTCCGACGGAAAGGAGCTTAGCCCTGACGTCATGCCGATAGAGGCCGCCAATATAGACAAGCAATTCACAGTCATCGCAGACCAGATAACGCAGAAGATACTCACAGGAGAAAGAGTCACCACGACCGAGCTTTTCGGAATCGCGGTTCCAGGACAGCTTGGCTCGGGCGACTTCGAGACGAAAGTCAAGTGCTTCTCTAAGTTCGTGATACAGCCAGACCAAAGGATATTCGAAGAAGCCGTCAACAAGATACTTGGCCTAAATGGATTCAAAGTCGACTACAAGCTGAAGCCTCTTAGCATATAAAAAACAAAAGATCAATATGGAATATCTCTGGATAAATCAAGAATATATCAAAAGATTCACGCCGATAAACGCCAACGTCGACGCCGCAGAAGTAGCGCCTCACATCGAGACGGCTCAGCTCATACACGTCAGGGAAATCCTCGGAAAGAATCTATACGTCGACCTGACGAACAAGATAAAGGCCGCTACCCTAAGCGAGAAAGAAGCAGAGCTCGTGGACATAATCAAGCAGGCGCTCGCCTATAGAGCCGCCGAGATATCTATACCGTTCCTGTCTATAAAGATAAGGAACAAAGGAGCGGTCAAGATGGCCGACCAATTCGCGCAGCCTGCGAGCATAGAGGAAATGAAATATCTGCGCTCGGAGCTGAGCCAGAGAGCCTCATACTTCGAAGATAGGGCAAAGGACTACCTATGCCAATTCAGCTCGGATTTCCCGCTCTATACGCAATACAACGACAACGAGATACTGCCTAACTTCAACAATCCTTTCAACGACGAGATATATCTCGACAGAGAAGAATACTGGGACAGAAAAAGAGGCCTCTACTACTACGGCCCTAACAGATCGTTCCCAAACAGAAAATACTGATAGAATGCAAAGCCTCGACAGAATAAGGAAATCTATGCGCGCCGAGCATCGAAGCAGGAACTTCGACTACTTCGAGATGGAGCTCGAAAGGATCGGCGTTCCCAAAAGCGAGTATATAATACTCGAGAGCCGAGTCATGACGCCTGAGCTTTGGCAGAAGGAGGTAGACGACTACCATCTCGTCGTGAGGATAAAGGCGCCTCACAGGGACTATCCAGGACAGACGAGGACTACGGCGATTCCTTCTATTCCAGACAGGTTCCTGCCAAGCGACGTCCTGGTTCTATGGTCTTATGAGAAGAGAGAAGAGGCGTCTGGCGACGCGATAATAGCAGGAACTCGAGAGTTCTGCCGAACGATAATAGACAAAGACAAGCTATATACGAGAGCCGACATAGACAGGCTCAACAACAACCCGCTCGTCGCGGAAACAGGTCTATCCGTCTGGGAATCAGGCGGAGGATACTGGAACGACAACGGCGTGATAAAGCCTCACTGCAGGCATACGTGGGTCCAAAATCTGGTCAAGAAGAAATGAAGACATACATTCAAGCCGGGCTTTTCGGGATGCTCACGATGCTGGCTCCGATAAAAGGGCTTATCGCGCTCGTTATGCTATTCGTAGCGTTCGACACTATAATAGGAATATACGCGTCTATAAAGGCGGGCTACAAATTCAGGTCTTCGAGGCTTTTCAATCTGGCGGTCAAAAGCTTCTTCTATATGGGAAGCATACTTCTGGCATACGGAATCGACTGCTTCATACTTGGAGGTTCAGCCATGGGAATAAAGCTCATCAGCGCGAAGATATGCACTCTTATATGGTGCTACGTAGAGTCGCTGAGCATAGACGAAAAAAGCCAGATGCTTGGAAACAGGCCGTTTTGGACGATACTCAAAGAGGGGGTCAAAAAGGCCAAGTCGATAAAAGACGACATAAAAAACATAGTTCAATAGAATGCCTATCAGATCGTGCCAAATAGACAATAATCCAGGATATAAATGGGGCCAGCAAGGAAAATGCTATGCCTACGATCCTTCGAGCGAGGAAAGCAAGACGGAAGCGAAAAAGAAGGCCATAGCTCAGGCCGTGGCAATCGGAGATCTCGAGGCTCTCGCCGCGAACATAAACATCGTCAGGGGAACATACAAGTTCGAGAACATGGCCGCGGAGGTCATAGGAATGGACTTCGACGGAACTCTCAGCACAAGGGCCGGACAGCAGCTATGGAAGAGGCTCGGAGGAGATTTCGTGATAACGGCGAGGTCTCTATTCAATCTCGACGAAGTATATTCCGTCACAGACAGGCTTGGAATACCGAGAGACAGAGTCATATGGACTGGATCGAACAGCGCGAAGGTAGCCGAGGTCAAGAGAAGGGGAATCACGGAATTCTACGACAACAATTCGGACGTGGTGAGGCAGCTTCCTGGAATAGGCAAACTTTTCCGTCCGTAGCTATATAAATAGAGTTCGTCTTTAGAGAACGAGGCCTGGGTATCTGACATATATATCCAGGCCTTTTCTTTTCAGAGCCCCTTCAATATAAACGAATATCCTTCCGCGACAAGCCTCTTCTTCAGATCCGCGTCGGCCTCCAGGCCCACGTATATCCTCTCTCCAGAATCGAGCCTGATAGATATGTTGCAATATATCGCCTTTATGTTTTTGACATTCAGAGAGTCTGGCAGCTCGCCTTTCGCGACGGCGCCGCAATACATATTTCCGCAATCCCTGCATAGGCATCTGATATTAGACATCCTTTTCGATAGGGCAAGCTCTCTTTCGCATCTTCCGCACGCGAACATGTCGCCTCGAACCTCGCTTTTGGCCCTCCAGCATTCCATAATGCCGTATACCTTTCCTGACGGCTCTTCGGCTTCTTCCTCTTTGGTCTTCTTCCTGACTCTTTCTGGAAGCAGGTGGTCGAGGCCAAGCCTGACTGCGGCGTCGCATGCAGACCTGCTCTTGGCGGCAGCTTCGCTTCTCGTCTTATAGGCCATCTTCTCGAAATGCTCTATGAGAGTCTCTTCAGACCATTTCTTGCTTCCTCTGACAGAGAATCCGCTCGGCATCTCGTCCTGCAATCCTCGAACCGCCATCTGCCTATAGAGCATGAAGTTCTTCTTCGTCAATTCGCTTTTGCTCGAATACTGCCTCGACATCTCTATCAGCTCTTCGTCGGATAGAAGCGACAGCTCGTTCCTCTTGTAGCTTGGCGCGTTCTTTCCAGGCGGAAGCAGATCCCAGAACTTCATCCTCCATATCCTCATATAGAGGTTCTTATCCAGATCTCTAAGCTCGCCTGCCGTAGAATATTTCGCCGCGAGCTCCTTGCATTCCGCGTAGCTCTTCTCTCTTGTCATCCTTGCCATATAGTATATATAATATCGAGAGAGTCCCGGCTAAGGAGATATCGAAAAAAATGCCGGCATAATGATTCTTATTGCGAGCTTCACGTCGCTGACGGCTTGGGGCCGCGACTGCTCGCGACAAGACCGAGGATGACAGGAGGAAAGGAAAGGAAGAATAGGAAGGACAGGAAGGACAGGAAAGGAGATACAACTATTTGTATACGTTTTTTGCGCCAATTCCTCTACAACCATTGAATCTATTGGCTTGTAGAGGAAAGGCTACTTCCATCTCTCTTCTTCCTCTCTCTCTCTTCATATAAGAGACTGCGCGATACCTAAGCCAAGCGAGTAATAAGAACTATTAGCATACGTTTTTTGACAAAAATACGATAAAATGAAAATAAATGAAAAAAAACGAATAGGAGAGCACAAACTTTTTATATATACTATATAAAAAAAATAGACATATGATAGAGATAATCCCATTCAACAGATCGATATTCGACAGCTTTTCCATAGAAACCAAAAAGCTCACGAGATATGCCTATATAAACAACATAGAGCTGATATCAAGCCTCCTATCGATGGATCTTCCGATCGCGAACAAAAAGATAGCGCTAAGGAACATATTCGACTTCCTGACATATGTCGACATACAGATAAGCCAATTGGAAAAGACAGTCATTCCTATATCGCAGGCCACGCTTATAGGATTCTTCAAAAGAGATTCATATACGAAATATATGAAGATATTGAAAGACCTCGGCGTGATAACGAGAGTTCCATACAAAGAAGATAACGCATTCTATAAAATAGGAAGCAAATATTGCCAATATAGAGTGCATAGCCAATACCTTCTCGAAGAAGACCTGGCCATAATAGTCATCGAAGACGACAGGAAGGCAAAGTCTATATTCCATAACGAGATAGAATGCCTGGACAGGAGATATATCAACTCGATAAAGAACATAGACGTCCTATTGCAGCCAGCCATAGAGGCCGAGATAGCCAACTTCAAAGAAAAAGGCCTGAGCATAGCGGCTCTCAGAAGCCGCATATCGAGAATATTGTATACGAGAAGGAAGAGATTCATAAAGAAAGGAAAGAAAGTCGACAGGATATACCATTCTTTCACGAACCTGAGCAAAGTCGCCAGAAGGCATCTAAGCGTTCCTATGAACGACATAGACATAATAAACTGCCAGCCGCTGCTCTTGGCGGCGCTTCTCCGAAAAGAAAGCATGGAGTTCGACTCGTCATACCTCATAGACTGCGAATCTGGCTGCTTCTACGAGAGGTTCGCAGACTTGGTAGACCCAAATATCATATCGCATGACGAAAGGCGTTCCTCGGCCAAAATAAGCCTATATAGAAACATATTCTTCGGATTCTTCGACAGCAATCCTTTCAACATGAGATTCAGGGAGCTCTATCCGAATACCTGGCAAACTCTCGAGGCTATATCGAAAAGCGAAGAATCGCTTGCCGCGAGGCTTCAGAACATAGAGAGCGCGCTATTCAACGCGCTCGTTCCTAAAAAGAGCAAGCACTACTTCACTCTATTCGACGCGATATACTTCGACAACATACTCGACAGATACGACCTCGAGACGAAGATAAAAGAATACTTCTCTTCTTTTGGAGTGAGAGTGGCCATAAAATAAATAATAGAGAGATGACGGAGCAACAGGCGTGCTGGGAGCATATGAAGGCAATGAGGCAGATAGACAGGCGAACGATCGAGGAAGGAGACTTCATATGCATATGGAATGGCGTCCTTCAAAGCTATTG